GTATTTATGGCTTTCAAACATTTATATAAACAAAATCAAATAACATATACGGACTGAACATGATTGTATTTTGATAATGTGTCGAGGATGTCTTCTTGTGACTGTGTGGAATCTAGTTGTGCTATCTTTATGTTGCCCGTGGTTAGCCTAGGGTCGCCAATATCGTAACCTTTGTCTATAAAATACTCTGAGTTATCTATCTTATACTGTTCATACAAGGCTGAGTTATCCTTAGTATCTGAAAAGCTGATTATGAAATCGGAGCTATAGTGTAGGTTAGGAACAAAGTCATGGTGATGATCGTCGTTGTCCTTTGCTAAACTCTCAACGTTCTTACCCACGTCTGCATACATAACGTATACACCGCCGAACTCTTTGGTGTTTTGGAACAGCTTATAATCTTCGATGTCATAGGTCTTTGTTTTTGGTAAATCAAACCACACAACCCTGATTCTTTTGTCGGCACCAAAGTTCTCTGCACGATGTACGAGTTGGTTTACCTTGCTCAGTCTTTGCTGTTCCTCTAATGTCAATCCACTTCCTTGCCATGCGTCTAAGCTACCATGGTAAATCTCAAATACGCTATGGATGTGATTTAGGGTGTCTTGATCGTCGGTGCTGCCTAGTTCGACGCCACCAAACATATTAGGCATCTGCCTAATCAACTCATTTATATTATCCAATATACGATTTTCAGACCAATCCATATTGAGGTTGTAGAATGCATCCGGCTCGCTTATCGGATACCCACGCTGTTGTGCTTCTTTGTATCTTGATAACCACTTTTTCACGAAGTGGTTACTCTCTAGCCTAAAGTTGAAATCACAGGTAGTCTCGTAATCATTGCGAGTGCTAAGTCTTACTTTTATTGTGTCCATCGTTATCGGTTCAACTTCGATATCATATCTTTGAGTTCTTGACGCTTTGTATCGTCGTTTATCTTCATCGGTTCCATCGGTTCTGCTTCTTGTACACCGTCACCATTCTGTCGGCTCTTGATCTTCTTCAATCTTACAACGGATACATCCACTATGCCATGGTGAAATTTCACCAGACGGGGATATATCAATATTAGTCCATGGAGCAAAACATTTAGGGGCTATCATTAACTTTTTCCACTCAGCGCTTGCAGCATATCTGTAAGTTTGGATGACTGAACATCCGCTTTGACATGCATTGGTTCTATTAACGTAGGTTCATCATTGTCCTCGTTGCCTTCTTGACGGGTTTTAATACGTTGCATGATGTCACTGGACGGCTCGGTTCCGAGGACTTGAGCTTCCTCGCCTATGTCAGTAATGCGAAGTGTTTCGGTATCAAACCCAAGGTCAATCGTTTGCCCAACACCACCCGATGATCTTGTCTTCATAAGCTGGATTTGATAGCGTCCTAGTTCTCGCATTTTGCGTGTGGTACGAATACCAAACAGGTTGTCCGCCGTATTAATCTTTGAAATACCGCCCGAAATCATCGAATGATCGAATTCAACTTCATCGACCGCCGTGCGGTTTAGCTGGGATGCCGTAACAAATAATATATCAAGTTCCTTGGCAAAGTTGCGCAATTCTTCCGACACATACTTGTCCTTAACAAACAAGTCACTAGGAGATACCTTTGCAGAAACCGGCATCAACAAATCAAGATAGTCAACCATAAGGAAGTCAATCTTTCGTCCCGTTCTTACTTGCAACTCTTTAAGATACGAACGCATATTGTTGACAGTGCTTTGCGATGGCATATATTTGATCTGAAGACTACCTGATTTCGTACCCGCACTCTTAACTTTCCACTCAACGTCATCGAGGTTCCTGAAGATTTCACGCGAATGTGTGCCAGTGACCATACTATCAATACGCATCGCACATAGCTCTTCAGCCAATTCCAGCGATATATACACGCCATTCAAACCATTAAATACCCAGTTCACGGCAATATTCTGCATAAACAGTGACTTCCCCGATCCTGATCCACCAGCGAAAATGTTTAGTTCACCTTTGTTAAATCCGCCATATAGGCGACGGTCAAGCGTCGGCCAGCCCGTAGAATTTTGTCCATTGCTATCTCTCAACTTCAGTAGGCGGGCGCGGGGATTATCAAAATAATCCGTCCCAATATCCTTAGTCAATGATATTTGCACTGCGTCTTTAATTAGCTTTTCGATTGGCTCGTATTCTTGCTTTTCAATCATATCTGCTGCTGTCAAGATAGCACGATTCAACTCGCTAAATTTAGTGAATCCTTCAAATTCCTTCAAAAACCAATCGTAATGTTCCTCTGTTAGTTCTGGAACGGGTTCTAATTGTGTTCCGGTCTTAGCTTTGATTTGTTCTCTGGTAGGCAGTGTGCTATGCGCCTCTGCGTGTTCAGCCATAAACTCAGCAGCCTTGCGCAATGATCTATCAAAGTTGCTTACATTGTAAATATCTTGTACTCGCACATAACTTTGTGCATCTTCTAGCATCATTTCTAAAAATAGTCGTTGTAAATCTGGTGTATATTCGCTCAATACTTCTTCCTCGTCAATTCAATCTTCAATCTCGTATCATACTTATGTGCCATAATATGCTGGAATGTATATAGTTTTCCATACTTACATACAGCGGCATTGACATCATCGATATCGGGGTCTTCCCAATCTGGAAAGCTTACATTCCAGCCACATTCCAATGCCACGTCTACAAGCTTTTGTCCCGGTGCGCCCCGATCTGGCACCACTATAACTTCTCGGTTTAGCATATCGATGATTTCCGCTTTTGTTTCACTAACTTCATTACCAAGCATCGCCACCCCGTTAATAGCCAAAGCATCAAATGGACCCTCGGTAACAAGCACAACTTTTGCATCGGGCATCTGTGCGTCAGTATTGAATACATAGTTGGAATCCGATTTGTTGTAATATTTCATTTGCTTGTTGTCATCAATACAACGAGCAGTATATCCGATGATTTCATTATTCCACTTATACGGGATAATAAGTCGGCGATTCATTTTTTGTGCTATGGAAACTTTTTCAGGTGTCCAATACATATCAGAAACTTGTTCGTGTGTGAGTCCACGTTTTTCAACTGCGTATGCAACAACATCCATTAAATCGTCGGGTATTGTTTCAAAGTCGGCGATAGCATAAAATGTCAATAGTTCTTCAATGCGTTTCGCCTTTTCTGGCAACGGTTCCGGTTCAAAGTGAATATTGATTTCTTCCTTATCGGTTTCAACAACACCCTCTTCGTCACGAATGCGCATTGATTCAAAAACTAATCGCTTAATTACGCCTTCGTCGATACCAATCCAAGACATAAACTTCCGCATCTTGTAACTAAGATGCCATCCGGGTTGCCAACCAGTCTTAAAGTTGCAGTTAAAGCAATGATATGATACCATATCGCCATTAAGGATTAGTCCACCCCGACCTCGTTTGTCAGGAGTTTCCCCGTTATGGACACAACACACGCCATTTGACGTGATCCAACCTTTACTGGATTTACGTGTTTTGCGCCCCATTGTCCAAGCAGACGATACGGCATCTTGAATTTTATTCATAGTATATTATATCAAATTGGGGTAAGCCGTGTCTATAAATTCTTTTACTCTTTCGGCTATCCATATATGACCTTCTTCATTCGGATGCCCGCCACTTGCGAAATGATTGGGCAATAGATGGTCTTTCATACAAGTGCCTGACCAAAACATATTTTTATCATTGATTGAATAAGCGGGCAACGAATTGAAGCCAATATATTTGAAACCTTTTGCTTTCGCCGTGTTCATCATAGCTGATGCCATTGTTACATATTGCATACGTTCATATTCTTCTGACCACGTATGTGTAACATAATCTTTATACGAGTTATCGAAACGATTTACATTATTTGCATTTGTTCCGTTTGTTATCCAAGATGAATGTTTCCATTCACGGTCAGTGCTATCGTACCAGCTTTCACGGGATGGGTCGGTGAATGCGAACACATAGAATGTATCAGGGGATGCTGTCTCGGCATGGTTCATAAACGCATAAAACATTGACTTCATTGTTCCGCCGGGGTGTGCTAAGTTTTCGTTTGGTCCAAGTAATCCAAGGAAACATTTATCGTGTTGATATTTTATTGTGTCGTGCCACGTGGTTGCATTAGGCGGTACAAGCTCTGAACCATACATCCAAGAGCAACCAAATCCTACATACTTCATACTCTATTAATCTACCTCATCAACTTGTTCAACGTTTATCGCAGAAGAAGGAATATCCCCGTAATAAACACACTGGTCTGTCTCGGACAAGCTTTCAACCCAATCATTAGCAGAGTTTGTATGGTCGTCGTCTGGTTGCATCAAACTCATATCAAGTTGGGTAATATCAATACTCAATAGATATATAACATCACTGCCAGTTCTTTCAGCATCAGTCATCGCGTATTCAAAAGCAAGGTCGGGGTTATCTGTAAGATAAACGCCATTTAGCCTACCACCCATACGAAGACCTTTAGATTTCACATCTGAAGAAGTTCCGTGCCATAATATAGTGTGATTCTCAAACTCATACAATCGCATATTATTTAATGCCTATAAAGAACGCTGGATACCGTATTGGTTGTATCTGCCTTAACGAATCTAATAGCACTAAAAACACCAGTCCAGTTAACATAAGCATTACCCGTCTGTGCAGTATAACTCACCGTATTAATATCAACCCAGTTGAATGTGGTTTGGTTAGCAACATCGTCCATTGTTCCTTGAATAGTCACGCTTCCCGTATATGGCTCAGTGAAATAGAACTGTGCGGTATGAAGTGCGTTATTATTATTGTTCAAACGTGGATATGCTTGTGCTGCTGATGTTACTGTGCCGCCAGTGAATGCTAATGACACACTTTCACGAAACTCTGGAAATACACCGTGCTTAACTTGTAACTGACCTGCTGCACTATAGTTGTCGTCGGTATACGCTACGTGCTGAACGTTTTCGCCGTCCACCACTTTAACACTCCACGTGTAATACTGCTCATTAATATCAAGTAAGTCGGATTCACTGATAACCAACTTGGCTATACCATTCGGACCATCTTCAAGTGTCATCGGTCGGGTAAGGTGTGTAATATGGCTTTCGTTATCGATAATATTAAAAGTGATTACCTTATCTAACATATTCACCTTCTTTTGGTCGTTGTTTCTAAAGTTGAAGGAAACGGTGTTATCGATTCCTCTATACAATGTCATATTTCTACTATACACGTTTTCCTGTCTCCCTGCTGTCAATACACTGGTAGTTAGATTGATATCCATAGTTTGTTTGTAAAGGTAAATGTATTGTTTATTCATATGGTATTTATACTAAATACTCGTATGAAAGCATTTGAGATTATCGCCGCAATAGCCCAACAGAAATCCGAAAAGGATAGCCCAATGATGCAAGCTGATTGGAATAAGATTGATGATACGCTCATCAATGCCGATAATGGCTTCGTCAACCCTAAAAAAAGAATAAAAGAAAACGTACTGACCGAACTTCACGATAAGGTTTTACGATGGGAATGGGGCGATACAAATAATGACGGCGAGGTTAGTGCCTACTTCCACACCCCGAAAGGTCAGGAAATAATAGTAGTGTTCTCCGAAACGAATGAAGGAGATTGGGATGCTACGTTTACTACCGGTGAAAGTTACGAGGTAACCGGCGATGGTGAGAACTTCATTATTTTCTCCACGGTACTTAGAATATTGAAAGACTTTGCTTATGGCTATCAGCCAACATATATAAGGTTTGAGGCTGACGAACCAAATAGACAGAGACTATATGCAAAGATGCTGGACAGACAGCACATACGATATGATAACGACAATGGTACATTTAAATTGCATCTGATGTGATACACTAAATAAACCTATGGAAGATGCAAATCTATTCGCTAAAATCGCAAAAAAGTATCCATTTATCAGTCATATAACCTATGGCGGGAATGAGTTCATCGGTATTATTCAAAATAAGGATAAGATGATAACATCATTATATGATTATTCCAAGATTAAATCTATGGAAGAAAAGACATCGTTTATCGAACTGGGCGATACTTGGTGGTGGGAATCGAATCGTCAAATCCCAATAAATATCTTTCTCAAGAATCTATGGGATTTTAAAGACGTTCTAGTAACTATGAATAGCAAGGACTGTGACATTATCAACGGTCCATACGTAAGTCTATCCGAAATATCATCAAAGCGTATTAAACGCACCAACATTCAGCTGGTGCGCCGTGTCAAGCCGAAATAGTTTCATCAAGCAAGTTCATGTGCACTTTAACCAGTTCTGCGTAACTGATTGCGTGACTATGTTTAAATGCATAGCCATCGTCTGTCTTATCCCATACCGTTTGTGATATTTCTTTCCAAGGTTTATCTTGAAGATGTTTCTTTCCGGGACGAATAACTGATATAAACATAGCCATTCGGGCTACGCTATCTGGTTTCATTTTGATAAGTAAATCAAAGTAGTTACCAATATGTATTATTTTACCACAAAAGTCTTTGTCAGTCCATATTCTTTTCCAGTTAGGTTCACGTGCCATCAACTCGTTCAAGTGTTCTTCATCTCGCACAAGTTCATATACATGCACGTTCAGAATATCAAGCTTGATATAGCCAAGGGTTTCTGCTTCTTTATAATCAATCGCCGCCATTTTCGTGCGGGGGTCGAAGCCAATATCGGTGACGTATATACCAGTATTGTGCTTGACCATTTTCCCTTCACGATTGATAGAAGCGTTGACATAGGAAATATGCTCTAGAACTTTTGTTCTGTCGGCTGTATCTATGTCAACGTCTGGTAAATCAAAGTGTGCCATCTTTACGCATTTGTTCCCTGATTTTGGTTGCACTGATTTCTTGGGTTGCTTCATCTAATACTTCTTCGGTAATAGCATACCCTACCCCACGACCATAAACGATTTCTGTAATATTCGGCACTAACATAATATCATATTGCTTACCGATATGAAAACTGTGACTATTCAAACCTTCAATAATATTTGCCTTAACGGTATTGAAATCAAATGGGTTGTCTTCGACACCGTTCACATCACGTATTTGAATCATTACCTGACCCGTCTTGGCATAGGCTCGCTTGAATAGTTCAAGGTGACCATCATGCCATGGCTGAAATCTCCCCAATAGTTGCACTGTCGGCTTTTTCCAATCAAACATTTTTTGTTTCCTCGTACATCCGTATTACTACCTCGTGTGTTTCACGTACACGATAGTCAACGCCTTGCGTGCGTACAAGCGTGTTTGCCCCTAAGTGTTCAATCGATTGGATATGCTCGGGTATCACATAAACTTCTACATTTGTTTCTGATAAGTGTAATCTCATAATCTTGCTTCCTTTAACATTGTCTTCATATATTCTACATCTGATATGTAGTTCTCAAATCGTTTCATCCAATAATCTGGATCAATATAACGAAACACCATTCCAACGTGGTCTGCATTAAAACTTCCCAAACATTCCTGTCCACTATCACAGTTATATAATACCCACGGCGATATATCACCACGTAATATATCATTACAAATAACCGATGGTGCCGCATATTTAAAATAGTGATACCATTCACCTTCGTGCGTATCTGCCCATCTAATCATAGTCTCAAATGCCCGATGTAAGGTATCGCTTGGATTTTCTTTACGAAGCATATCAATAAGATAGTCTTCATATAATGCATCACTACACCATTTGTCTAATTTTTTTCCACTGTTGATTACGAAATCAATATACTTCTCTGGCTTTTTAGCACTAATCATTTTGATATGGCGTCCAAATTTTACGAACGCTATGTAGAATTGTGACTCCATAAATTCCTGATAGGTTGGCGGGGTTTGCTTGTTTTGCTTTATCTTATAAAATCGCAGATAGGTTCGATAACCAAGCTGGACACCTCGCTCGTTTTCTTGTTCTTTGCGACGTTTCTTTTCACAGGAATGCGCAAATAATGTTGTTTCCCTGCGGTATGATTTACCACAAAAGTTGCACTTAAATTGCGGACTTAATTCGCTTTGCATCCCATCCCCTATCTAGTAGCATCTGTTTAACATCTTCCTTAGTATATATCACATCTAGCGTTTCCAATTCCATGTCACCCAGATTGGGAAATATTTCTTCAAGGACTGCAATTTTCTTGTTCTTAGTCTTCTTCGCCATAGGCACCCATTCGTGAAATTGTTTACCCATATTCGGACTAATATCACATAGCATATTCCACATTAACTTCTTGTGTTTGCTATTCAAATCCCAAAATCCTGTATTCACAAACTCATTGGTAGCACGGAAATACCATTCTTTAAGGTCTTTGCCGCCACCTTTACAAAATGCCATATACCGTATTAGCACATACGGCTGGATTTCCTTTTGTTCTTCTTCGTTCAGATTATCAAAGAACGCTCGGTCTTTACGATCCAGTGCGGATAATACTGATGATAATGCTAGTTTAGCCATAGTTGTCGTATACCTGTTTAATTTCATTTGCGAACATAAGATCGAAAAAGAACGTATCTTTTAGTTCCTTAAAGTGTAACACATAAATGGTAGTAGAATTAATTTTCATAACTACTATTTCAGTTCTGAATTCAATCCGTTCAATCATTCCCGACCGTTTAATGAATTCACTTATCTCGTCAACTATTTGGGTGTTGCGTAGATTATAGTGATAAACTCTCGGCTCCACTTTTAAAATCGTTGCTGTATTACTGCTCATACTTTTGTTCGGTTGCGTAAACCTTGTCGTCATCTGGACCTACATAGGCGTGATTGATTAGGGCACGATTAGTAGACTTGGATAACCCATCAATCATTGCTTGTTTGTCAAACTCAACGAACTCTTTTTTATCTACTTTAATACCTTTTGATTGTAACTTGCCAATCACGTCATTATATTCTTCTACTAAAAGCTTATAGATTTCCGAAGCGATAATATATTCAACTCGATTAATAGAATCGTGAATAGCCTTGCGACATTTTAATCTACCTGATACTTTTACAGACGCACATCTAAATTCATTAAAATTAAGATTATCAAGTGATTTCATAATCGCAAGTCGTTCGTCTAATAAGTCGTCAATCTCTTTTATGTCGCACAATTCCATCTACCATACCTTACTGATATCTACGACTTCACATTGTCTCGTAATATCTTTAACGAAGTATACACAATCTGGACTGTCGCCACCTTCAAGTGGTATAGCTAATAGTTGACCCGGCTTTAACTTCGGAAAGAACCAGCGGACTTCAGTATATACATCTGCCAACTCAATAAGATGATATTGCGGTGTCTTTTTGCCGATAGGATTAAAGACAAATGCTTTGAATCCACGGTCATTGATGCTGGTTAATGGCACAACTTCAAGGTCGCCGAAATCTGGTTCACCGATTAATATTTGCCAATCCACTGGCATCTTGATACGCTTGTCGCCAATCTGCATAACTAGTGCGGGGGCGTTGAATGATTCAAGAAAGATTAGTGGTGAAAAGTAATAGTCAGGGTCGGACGGATCACTGTTATCAAGGACACAAAAACGCATATCATCGATTTCTTCTGGTAGCTCATCAATCTCAAATGTGCTATTTTCGTTTGTTAAAATTCTCATTTGTTATCCTTTTTATATGGATTATCACTATCAGCACACATTTCCAATGTAAACTGATAGTGTTCCCATGCTTTCTGTGCCACTGGATAGTTTGCTCTTGTCCACGTTTCGAACCGTTCGTTTGCAAGAACTTCTTCTGCTCGGCGTTTTCTATCGTATTCTTGATATTGATCAAAGTCGCTGCGCTTTTTATCAATTTCTAACATAATATTTTCACGATCTAATTCGGAAATATATAATAAAGCATCGAGTGGCATTGTTGCCCTAACATTAGACACTTCTTCAACTTCGTGTTCGATCATAACAGACGCATCCATTGGGTTGACCGCATAAAAATTTTCTGGAAGCGTGGCTCGGATATATTTACGAGTATCATCCATGCGAATATTTGTTATGGAATTTCGATGAAAAAATTCTTCGAGTTTGAATTTGTCCCGTGATCGTAGTTTTTCAAAAATCATTTACTTACCATTTGTTTTGTGAATTGATAATGTTCCCACGCTTTTTGTGCTGCTGGAAAATCTTCACGGATTTTATTTTCTTCTTCTTTTTCAGCTTTCAATATGCTAATTTCTGTCGCCAATCTTTTAATTTCGTCTTGCATCATTGTTAACTGATATCCGATATGGTTATTGCCAAGTTCTTTCGGTTGGGAGTTTCCACTTGAAATATAGCAATCCGTAATATAATTACGATTTGAATAATCATCGGGGTCATAATAAATGTTAGATGCTTGTAGTGTTGTTACTGGTTTCATTACATAATCCTTTTACAAATTCATATTTCTTATGTGCTTCTTCAACAGCTGGATACTCTGTTCGCATTCGTTGATCTTCTTTAATATCTTCAATCAATGGCATTATATAGTTTATTGCCGCAATCATATGATTGATTTGTTCAATGTCTATTCGGTCGTGGGGGCTGATGTGCGGAATAGGGACAAACGGTTTACCATAAGTGGATATTGCTGTCATTTACTTAAACCTATTGCCAGTCCACTTTTTCGATTGAATATTCATATTGCGCTTCTTTGTAGAATTTCTTCCTTTGGGTAAGATGCCGCTTCGCAAACTTACACGTTGACGTAACGTCCCAAATCTGCACGAAATCCTTGTCTTCCGCTTTACGGATACCCCGCCCAATACTCTGGATAACACGAATGAAACTCTTGCCCGGTTCCAACAACATAAGATTAAAGATGCGAGGTATGTTGATACCCACAGCAGCAACGCCATAGGTGGCAACGATAATCTTATTAGTTCCTGTTTTAATCTCGTCATAGGTTTCCTTTCGCTTATCGCCTTTTGTAGCACCACTTACGAACATAGCATCAAAGCCGTTATCGTTTAGTTTTACTACAATATCTTTACCCGCCTGAACACGGTCTACAAGGACAAGCATATTACCACTTTTACTTACCGTTGCAATAAGACCCGCCAAATAGTTCTGACGTTCGTTATCTGTTAACAAATATTTCAGTTCGCTTTGGTAGTTCGGGTATTCTTTAATGTCTATTAATTGTACCACATTTACATGGCAATTTGCAAGCACTCCTTTCTCCTGAAGTGATTTTGCTGATACCTCATTCAATACAGGACCGATAGCACATAGGATACCAGCCTTTGCTAACTCTTCTTTCGGAACGGTTCCCGTCAATCCCCAACGAACAGGAATATGTGCCATTGGACCCGTTAGAATATTTTTCAGCATATCAGCTTTTGCACCGTGACAGTTCGATACGACTACGTTGTTCGCCACATAATTGTGGTTATTCTCCACATGAAGATTGTATGTTATTGCTGGCTTTTTTATTATTATCTTAGATTTCATTTTCATCGTATATTACTCACCTTATCCTTTATGCTGTCTGGTAAATCAGTTAGCATTATCTCATCTATATTATGCTTGAACCACGACTGCGATACAATAGCGTATCCCCATCCCATCTGATTAGCCCATTCCGTAGCATATTTTTCCTTGGCACGGGATTTATCATTCATACACTCGGTAGGCTTTATCTCTATCAGTATACCAAGTGCTTCATTGTGAAAGTCAACTATGTAAATGTGCTCTACACCATCATGCATATATGGTATTCTAATTTTCTCGTATTCATAATCACTGTTAATCGAGTGCCATGCAGCCTCCCACGATGATCTATATTTCATTCCGTTGTATTCTACTTGCCAGTGTGTCCAACTATTATGAATATTAGGAGTGAATTTCCCAGTCCTAATATTTTCCTTGACGCGAACAGATGATGCGTGTCGCTGTGCGATGGTAGGTGAAATACCGTACATCGGATTACCTTTCCCGATTCTATCGGTGGATAATTTCATCAACCTATCATCATTCTCCTTCGTCAATCCTTTATTCCACGGAACAGTCCCGGTATGGCTATCCTTATTCCACGGCGTACCAGTGTTAAGGTTTTTTCTTATCTTGTCGCCGTGCTGTCTCTGACATTCACTTCCGCCAAGGTTTGCCGCCGAAGACTTGCGTTTAGAAATATATTCGGCACGCAATGTTTGATTTTGGTGATATGCAATATCAATGTCCCAACCTGCTCGGAATCTATTCCATAGCAGGTAACCCTTCTCTACAATACCGGTGGACGTTTCGAACAACCCATCTGCCATCTGTGTCACTGTAATCTCAAATCCTGCGTCTTCCAACCTTTTGTTCCAATCAACTTTTTTTGCCATCTAAATATCCCATAAATACACCCGCTTTAGTGCGGTGTGTTCATAGTATTTATGCAAAGTACGAAATTATATCATGATTAATAGTCAGATGCTTCGCCTGAACCCATCCTTCAGTAGTTTTTATTTTATGATTACCAGTTATCTCCAACACGGTATCATCGTCCATCGTAATCTCGTACATGTCTTCCGCATTAGACGATGCGAGGTTCTCGTGTCGTTTCATAACGCGATTGTACTCCATGGCACCGGTTTGTTCGTTGAGTGTCAGCACAATATCGCCTACGCTAATATCTTTAATCATCACATTCCCCTTCGATGTGCTCACTAATGTTTTTTCATCCAAACATTCATCAACAATAACCGCCACTACCCCGTATAAAAACTCTTCGATAGTAATGCCTTCGGTTTTGGCAGCTGTCTTCTTCATAAGTGCACCAAGGCTTTGCCAAGTGCATATAGTATGCTGAAATCCGATGTCTTTACGATCACCGTAATAGACGCCCACGTTTAGACCCATATTGATATAGTCTTCTTCCGTTTGCGTGACCAATGACTTATTCGGGACAATAACAATGGTTCGCCCTCGGTCTTCACACTTATGCGATAGAATAGCGGTTATAAGCGTTTTTCCAGCCCCTGTGGCGATTTCTTGGACACCTTGGGGGTTTTCTAGGAAACCATTGATAATCTCTACCTGATAGTCACGAACCGCCACGGGTGTTCCAGCTACGGGATGACCCTCTGGCCAGATGAAATCTTTATATGAATCTTCTTTTACTTTTTCAAATGGTTCAACATATGAATCGTATTTGCGGCGGTCATCAAGATCGACTGTATATCCTTCTTTCTCAATATCTTCAAGAATATCAGGAAGCAGATTGATATATGTTCCGCCACCCATTTGAAAGAATGCAATCTTCCCATCCCACCGACCTAGTTTGACCGAAGGGATATGGAACGCACCCGGTACTTCATATTTGAACTTGTTGTATAACTTTTTTCGTATAGAGGTATCTAAACCAGTAACCTTACAATTGCATTCATCGTTTACTATAATTTTCGCTTTTGGCATTTAAATCCTTGTATATCAAATCTGTCCAGACTGTATGCCCTTCGATATCAGGATGCCCGTAATCATCGGCTTTTGGATATGTCTCTAAGTATTGCTCCATACTTGAACCCCACATTAACCACTTATCATTGTTTATCTTATCGATGCCCATATAAGGTGGTTGCATTTGTTTAGTAATAGGATGATTATCATCTTCAAACTGATGCAAGTAGTCATTTTCTAAAGCATTAAACATCAGATAATGGATATCTCTGTCTTCTAACATACGCTGTACAGTCCTTATATAATACACGGTTTGGTATAGTAAAGTCAAGTTATTATAACAGTTTTTATAATAAAACTCACGCATCTCAACTATATCGCCAAATGCTTCTCTCTCCGGTAATGCCATTGAATGCATAATGCGTATCATATCCCCATCGTGATACGGTAGCTCATATCTTTCGTGCTGTGTCCATCCGATAACAACCATATCGGGATCATTATCCAAAAGATATTCAATCGTTGTTCTAAATATTCGGGCGTTTGAACCACCGCCTTTTGCTAGTTGGTCTAAATCGCAATCATATTTTCGCTGTAACTGATATGGCCATGAATCCGATTTATTAAAGTTATCATAAACCCCTTCGGTAAAACTACAACCGTTTGTCATTAAAAGCATTGGATTTCCATCCCTTGCTCAACGCCACCCGTGCCATCCGCACACCGACCGCACTCATGCCCACACCGTGTAAGTGATTTTGAATCCCATGCATTATTAATCTTTAAAAACTCATTCATTATTTCTACCATCGATCTTTTATATCCATTGATATTAAGTTTCAAATCCTTTAATTCATATCCAAAGTCGCTGTCGTATGTATGCGGGAATGATCCACCAAGCCAACAGCAAGGCCACACGTCACCGTTCGCCGCCACATATATCATTTTACTATCGATTGATTTGCATTGGATTGTTTCATAGTCAACCGATGTTGACAATATCATTTGATTGTCTATTTCGTAGTTTTGTTGCATTTGTTTTTCTAGTTTAAGATATTCATCTAGTGGAACAAGTGGTTCGGGATTGTCGCCAATCCAAAAAGGTTCACCCATGGGCGTATATGCCGCACCTTCGTTTCGGTTATCATCAAACACTTTGAATTCACTGAACCCATATTTCTCTGCTAATATTTTACAATCATTGCGTTGGTGTCGATTATGGGCAAACTCAATAAACTGCCAAGTTGCATATCCGCCAGCATCATTGAACGCACGTGCATTTTCAATGATTTTATTCCAGAATGTTTGCTGTCTATAAATCTTATGAGTATCTTCAAGCCCATCGATACCAAATGTCACTTTAAGGTTTTTACTGGCTAAGTTTTTCCACCAGTCAGGCGAACGTAACGATCCATTGGTATGAACTTCTATTTCAACATGCGGATATTTTTCGTTTACATATTCCACAATCTCCACAAAATATGGCGATACACATGGATCGCCGTATGTTCCACACATATCCAATACCATATTTTCATTGGAAAGTATCTGATCGAATATTGTTTTAAATTGATCCAATGTCATATCCATTATAGGGAAACCATCTCGAACACCGTATCCATTAAAGTTACGGGGGCAAAATGGACAGGCTGCATTGCACCTTGATGTTATCTCAACGTTGGCGTATTTAATATTTTGTACTGGGAACATATAGTATTTACCATACATAAGAAAGGGGCAGCATTTCTGCCACCCCCTCAAGGCTCAGTGTAAGTTGACGCCTTAATCCCTCATACAAGTGTTACGAACGAATGTTGTCCAATCCTTGTCACTGGTTTCCGCAAGGATGCGGCAATCTGCGATTTTCAAAGCCATCCGAAGTGAAACCTCACGTAGTTTATCTTTATTCTCATACATAAACTCTAAGATTTCGTTTTGTTCTTCTTCAGTCAGCGTATACTTGGCTGGATTAAACAACTTGCCCGTTGCGGCGATTTGCTTTACCCGCAAGATTTTGTCTCGCATCGTGTTCAGCGTCAGGTCAAGATAATGGCACCGTGACATAAGCGCATCAAGGTGTGGCTTGATTTTTGGTGCTTTGACTTTCTCGAAGTTGACGTTCGTAATAAACATAACCGAACCTTGAAACTTGAACTTCGATGGTGCTTCTGCTTTATCCTTGCGCCCCATACGGTCACTATTCCAAGACAACCAACGTGCATCACTTGAGTCCAGTGCGGCTTTCAAGAGGTTCAACGCTTGTACATCTTCGAGAACGGTATCACAATCATCAAATACCAGAACCGAACCTTTGTCTGAGAACTCATAAAGTTTCTCGTAAAGACCTCGTGGCGACATTGCACCCTTTACCATTTCGGCTTTATGGGTTGCACCAAGATCAGTGAACATTTGCATCTTGGATAACTCACGCTCAACACCGTATGACTTACCAACGCCCGGTGGTCCCGACACAACCACGCCGCGGATTTTACGTGCCATCATTGCTTTGGTCATTGAATCCAGCATTTCAAAGCGGGTGCTGATTTCTTCGATGCGTTCTTCATCAGTTTTATCTAGAACGATTTTCTTGTTTGGTGTGGATGCACCAGAAAAGGCAACAGTTGAATGATACTCGTCTTCATCAACGAACTGCACATTATCGGGGGCAGTATACAAGCGGACCTTACCGAAGCTTGCGCCCAATACTTGTGTTGCATCAACGGTTAGGAATGTTCCTTGTGTACCGTTATTAAAATTCTTTATGACAGGGAAAACCTTGTCGCTGATAATGGTCTGGCGAACCCGACCTGTAGATACTCTTGCGTATGCAGTCATTTGTAAACTCCGTGTATGTATTGACTTACTTTAAGCATATTAAACGAAACGATTGGGTTTGTCAACTGTTATTTCGAAATTTGTCCAGTTCAATGCTGATTCCTTCACAAAGTGTTGCACACGTTAGCACCACCGCAAGTCCTAACATTACTCCAGTAGCCGTACCTGATGCACCCGTATCATGCATACCATAAAACATTGTCCAACTAATAATCGTGGTTATCATATATACATATATCATGATACAAGTATTCCTTTTTCTTTGATTAGTTTTCGACCTTCAGCGGTCATTGCAAATTCTTCAAACTCTTTTTCAGTGAACATATCACGTTCTGTGGTCAATGCATATAATCCGTGATTGTCAGGCGAATATCTGCCCCGCATCAACATAGCGTTAACCATATGTTCAATGCTCTTCCATTGTGCAGTGGATCGTAGTTCATCACCAGTCAGAGTATCCCAAAAATCGTCCTTCGGGTCTGGAAGGTCAATCTTGACCAGCATATCAATACCGAACGAAATCACTTCAGTATCGTAGTCAACTTTCGGTCGCATGCTATCAAGAAATAATCAGTGTTAGGAAGAACAGTAGGTATTTTCATTTTAATACTCGGTCAATGACGCTAGGATTGCTGTTAATGTATTCTACCATACCTTCCACATTTGTCAAGATAAATATTATGTGTTCATAGAAAAAATAAGACAAATATTCCCCGACAGTCTAATAGTAGACGCCGCACTGAAGTATCCAATCACCGAAGATGGATGGGAAGTCGATATGCCCGAAATAGAAGATTGTCGGTTTCATTTAAAAGACTTTCGACTTATATTAATATTACAAGATATGCTTACTATAGATGACACAAGTTTATTTCCACGTGAACTAACCCAAATACACAGTCATTATTTTAACAAGGTTGATTTAAATCAACTCATTGTGATTACTTGGCCATGTGGGTTAGCTGCCGATTGGAACCAAACAAACAGCTTTACAGTCGTGGAGTTTAGTTCGCACCAATATAACTTATGGGAAGCATATAAGCAATCTGAAGATGTATTACGTGAAGAATTCAAACACAAAGATTATGAAGATAATTTCCTTTGCATGAATAGGATTGATAAGCCTCATCGACGAGCGATATACGGTGCGATTAAAGATTGTCCCGGCAATAGTAGCTATCAGCATATGGGAATCGAGTTAAAGTATCCCGGCTTTTCCTATACCGAATACAACAAGCATTACGATAATCTATTGAACTTACTCACGTTAAAGAAGAACTTCAATACCAGTCTATTCAGTATCATTTGTGAATCACAATACTATGAACGCTACGGTATTATTACTGAAAAAACTTTTAATGCTATGGTGGCGGGTCATCCATTTATTATGATAGGTCACCAATCCGCATTACAAGATATAAAGAGTTACGGGTTTAAAACGTTTGACAATATGTTCAATGAAGATTATGATGCTGAAGATAATAGCAAACGTGGGGTCGATGCGCTTCACGCTAACTGGCTGATGATTGGCAAAACGATGGCAGCGAAGTCTATGTATGAACTACAGCACTATTGCCATGATGATATTGAATATAACCGTGACTATTTCTTTAACGAGTTTGGAAACTATCTTATCAATAGTCTTCAACAGCAGTTACTCAAATCTTGGTCTTAAACGGCATTGTAATCATATGGTGTGGTAAACGTAAACTTAGCTTCGGCGTTGTGGGTAATAACAAACTTCCACCAGCTCCCAGTAGCTTCATTATCAATATCAGCCGTATGAATAACACCGCCAAAATCAATAGTTCTCCAACGCATAGCATTGCCATCGATTCGGGTTCCAAGCCATTCCACATTTCTGTCGTTATCGGAATCGGTATACTCATCATTCATAAATGTGACTGCAAGGGTATGTGCGCCATCCGCCAAATCAAGCGTAATGGAAATAGTGGTTGGATTTAACGGATCAATCGAGGTGATATCCGTGTTCAGTGAATGCCACACATCGTCAATCATAACACATACCATTGGATTGGTTGCATCTATTTTAACGGCGGTGAAGTCAAGTTCAAAAGTGTGTTCGGTCATTATAATATCCTTCTTTTACTTATTTATCCAATACTTTTTTATTTTTTCATCAATCTCGTGGGGTTTTGGGTCGCCATGACACACGACAACAGCACAATCTTCTGGTAATATGAAAGGAATATCTGGCTGCAAATACGACGAACGTTCAGTTCCGTTGTTTATCTTGCCGCCTTTTTCAAGTTCCCATTTCCAAGACATTGCCCATTCACGTGGCCACCACGCCTTTTGATCTGGATTATTGTCAAAATATTGTGTTAGAAAATCTTGGTCGCCTCGGAATCGGGTTATGATTCCTTGAATATTATTGCTCCATTCTTTCCATATACCCGTAACTTGTTCTGGACTAAACTTCATAATAGAACTGTTGCTTACCCGATAGTCACTAACATACTGGCGATTGAAGTCTTGGCAAATACTAAACTTATCTTGTTGATGATCGAAGAACTTATCGATGCTATTAATGATTACTAAATCTAGATCAAAATATAAAGTATTATCACCAAAGCCATTGGTGGGATCGAACATACACATTTTGAACCACCACGCCTTACGATGATCAAACATCTTGATACCGATATTAGACCAGTCGGGAATAGGAATAACACGACAAGGTATTTTACTTGCAATGCTGCTGTTATCAGTTATTACATTAAATCTTATTTCGTGTGTTGTATTACGAACGACAGCGTTGTAAAGATTGATTACATAATCTTCACTGTATTTGTCGCCAACCCATACACAAACAACGTCAAGGGTCTTAATCGGGTGTTCCGCCAACATCTTTTCTTTGAATATCTGCTGATAAAGGTTCTGGGTAATATACTTCAAAACATACTACATCGGTTAGTGCCCTGAACCGATGATACTCGTTCGGCTTGCATATAGTGATGTCGCCAGCTTTTAATAAGGTAGTATCAACTAAGTCATAATCATTCTTATGAACTTCAATCTCAAGCTCGCCTTCTACTACATAAAAAGCATTATGTTTATACGAGTGTTTATGCAGTGAACAGAATCCACCAGCCTTAATATCAATGCGGTGAAACTCCACAAATGGCGTTTCTAACAGGAGTTCAGTCTGACCCCATACTTTTCCTTGCTTGCTCATTTTTTATTCTTTTTCATTTGCTTCTTTACAAAGGATACCGATTTCTCCGGTGGCATATTACCAACATCAATATAATAAACCTTACGTGTCGGGGCACTCTGAATACGCTTTACAATAATATCATCTTCGCTCATTTTTATTTCCTATCTATATGGTTGATAATATTCATACCCGTATCCCCAACGCCAAGGAAATGGTAATCGTGGATGCCCGCCTATACGAACACCGTAATACATTAATGCGGCGATTATTGGATAACCTTGACGGGTAACAGATGATGCCAATATTAAATCAGCACGTTTTCTTTCTTCTGCTGTGCCGCCAGCCCAATAGGATTTATCATGTTCAACACAATGTCCTTCCCATGGTGGCGGGCGTCTAAGAAACGTTTTCCAAAACCAAGACATTCCGCCAGAACATCCATCGGTCGTAAAGGGTTTAGATGGTAAGTTGCTATTATTCATAGTTATATTTATATGTGTATATTACTAGGATATTATTTTCCTGTATAAATACATTATGTCCACATATTATTTTGATAGATTAGAAGAAGCAAAAGACGCAGAATACGTGGTTTTCATCGGGTATGACCCACTCGAAGACCAATGCGCCAAAATGTTAGCACATAGCATTCGTTCCAAAACCACAATGGATTTAAAAATCATTCCGATTGTGCGTGACGAACTGTTAGCGTATGGTATATTTGAACGTCCCGTTGATCCGAATGGTTCTACACAGTTTTCAATCACACGGTTCATGGTGCCAACATTAATGGGATTTACAGGTATCGGGATTTTCTTTGATTGTGATATGCTGATTACACGTGATATTCATGAAATGTTTAACTTATATGATTCAAACTATGCAGTGCAATGCGTCCGACACGATTACATACCGAAAGCTGATCCGAAGATGGGTGGCAAACCGCAGTCAACATATCCACGTAAAAACTGGTCAAGTGCGGTTATATATAACTGCGCACATCCGTCCAATAGTGTGTTAACGAAAGGCAGCGTAGAACAATCAACGCCGCAGTTCCTTCATCGTTTTGAATGGTTAGAGGATTCCGAGATTGGTGCATTGCCGATTGAGTTTAACTTTTTAGTTGAAGAATACGAGTTGGCTAAATCAATGCCATTCAATCTTCATCATACGTTGGGTCCGATGATATACCGTGAAAAACTTTATGCGGATTACTCAGAGTATTGGAAGGCTCAATACCATCACACGTTCGGGAAGCCGTTTGATCCAGACATTGACTGCGTTGGGTAATAATATCATTGCCACGATTGTTTGTTCCAAGCTTTACGGGCGTTTTCAATATATCGTCCATAGTCTGTCGCCATGATCGGGGTGGCGGGGCTTTTAACGCATCCCAAAACTTTTCTTTATCTTTATTCATCGGATTCCGCACATTTCATATGCAAATCCACTATACATTTCCTTTGACGTAAACTGTGAATATGCCAACGTATTACATATATTTTTAGCTTCATCGGGATACCAGTCAACAGCTTCAATGCATGATATCCCTAAACTAGTAACTGGATTATGATTAGACGTAGTTACCACCGGCACACCATTAATGATGGCTTCAACGCTTGCCATGCTTGCTGATGCTACTACACAATATGCGTTTTTTATATCCTCTGCAAATGGAATATCAGCGACGTGCGGACCACTAGTTCCGTTCTTACGTGGCTTATGCCGCACACGGATTGGTCTATCTGTAATCTTTTGTATAGTTTCGATAGTTGATAATATCCAATCCCGTTGGGTCATATTACCGACCAGTATATGCATATTATTAGAACTTGGGCAAAGTATTATTTCATCGCCTTTTACTCTTTTCTTAGCAATACTAATACCAAACTTGTCAAATCGATCAGGTGGATCATTTCGGAAAATATCTCGTTGATGAACTGAGTTTTTGCAAATGCGCCAATAACATTCATCATCAGGTCTATGTGGATTCCAGCGTCCGAAATATGGCATATCACTGAACAGCCAAGAACCATGTTTTGCATCATAAGTCTTAATCATCTGATGATTTTGACCGACCAATCCCCAAAACATACCCATTCCGCCCTGATATTCGTAATCGTGTTCGATATGCGTGTCACCACCTTTCCAGCCCTGCATAAAGGGTGAAAAAACGTGCCAACACTTACTATCTTCTTTGTTTCGGGGAACGTATATATTTAAATTCATACGTAATATTAAATCATCTTAATCATTTTGTCAACTATAAAATGTTATGCAGAATGCCTTCGTCCATTTCACGAACACTGTATTGGTCGTATGCCACCGATTGAAGCCACGCTTGATATAGATTATCGTCGGGATATTTCAATGGTTGTGTGAAGTCTGTTTGAAATACAGGGGCGGCGGCATTTTCTGGGTCTACATAACAAGCAACGCCTTCTAATGCTGCTTCGACTGCCACACCACCAGCAAACGATGCGATGGCAAATACATCATTATCAGCGATAGATTTTTGCAATGTATCGCCCGCAAATCTTTCATCCTTTGGTGGTTTTGGTCGCAACACGATATTCTTTGTTGGATGGGTTTCCTTTAGCTGTTGCATCGTGCGGTCGGTCCATTCAGGGGATGTGATATCATACGAAAGCATTGTTTTATCGGTAGGCGGGCATACCATAATGGTTGAGCCATCCTTTTTCCAAGGCTTTGCTTCGATGCCATTCTGTTGAAACATTTTCCATCTGTCGTCTGGTCGGTCAATGATTTTATTGTTTTGATAATGGTTTAATGTTACCCGATGATAAAACTTACTTGCAGGACGATTAAAGTATCCCGTATCAATAAAGATAAAGTCTGTGCTTTTATTCCAACACGATCTTACGTGGTGACAAATCTTACGTGAACGTGACCTAAAAACATAATAATCATTTATACCGATTGTTGGCATAGGGTCTTCAAATGTCAAATCTATTTTTGTGCTTCTTCGAAACATAGCTTCGTAAATAGCTGTCGTATTTTTGTTATCATTATTCAGGCAATAAAATGTCATGCGTTATATTCCTTAAATCTATTCCATAGTTCACCAGTTGCCAGTTCGTTGGCTGACCACATCGTATGCGACAAGTCGTGTATCCACTGATTACGGTCAAAGATTTCATAGTTTGATACTGCGTTGTTTACATTATTATGGCACACGGGATAAGCGTGTGACAAGCTATCCATTGCTATCGTCGGGATTCCATATAACGCACTTTCTACTGCTACGGTAGAGTTGAATGTTACCGTAAGACATACATCATCAAACGTTTCATATAACGGCGTTTCTTTTGGGATTAACGTTATTTTTTTAGTATCACAAAACTTACTAATCTCATCATATTCAGCACGTTTGGTATTGGGGTGCGGTTTTATTTGAACTTGTTTGCCTAGTTTTTGAAACAACGTTACGGGTCTTTCAAAAATGTCGGTCATTTTTACCATATTCATCGAGAAGCCTTCGAACGGTTGTGCCAAAATAAGAACACGATTGCCACTACGACGATCCATATTATATGGAATATTGAACTCTTTCTGTAGCATATTCCAGCGGTCAGGTGTGCTATTTTCATTTAAGAACACGCCGTTACGCAGCGGACTATTCATTCCAAATCTAAAATACTTGAAGTTGCGTAGGCTTTTAAAAAATCCACCATCCCAACAAAAAACCTTACCGCCGCGTGCTTCTACTTTAGTGATGATACTGTGCTTCCAGTTTTGTAACCAATGCTTGGGATTATTATCTTCTCGTCTACCGTATCCAAATATAACTACATTATTTTCTTGTGGAATAATAAACTTATCGTCGTATATAACGGGGGTATCGCCCGCTGCTTTAATCCCATCTTCAATACCTTGAAATACTTCTTCGATAATATTTCCTGCGTGAACTTTCCATATTCCTTGATGTTTGGAATCTTTCGGTTTACCCGTTCGTCGCATTATGGCTACCTTTGCCATTAACCTCTCCGATATAAATGATCGCTGCCTTTTTTAATAGCGTGTTCGTATCCCCAAGATTTTAACAGTTGAAGCGGGTCATCGCCGCCGAAACGGTTAATAAGTTTTACCTTATATTCGATCATAATATATGGATTGCTTTTTGCGGTTTCTTTTAATCCCACAAGTGTTCTATATTCATAACCCTCAACATCAAGTTTAATAAATGATGCGTCTTTGATTTCCATTGAATCAACAGGAACAACATCAAGGTCACCTTCGCAACCTACATTGACGTGATATGATCCAGTGCATTCATTCCATATATCATCTTTTGTGATTGATACTTGCTCGTTAACGTCGCCGACGCCTTTGTTTAATAACGTCACATTGGTTAATCCCCAATCTGTAATATTACGTTCAAGACATTCAAATGTATCGGGGTTCAACTCGAATGCGTATACATGGTCAAAGTTCTCTGCCAACACTTTTGTCCAAGAACCAACGTGTGCGCCGCAATCGATGGCTACTTTAAATGGGGCATTGTTAGCTTTCATAGTGTCTATAAATAGATGTAGTTTATTCAACTGCCATCCACCTTTATTCTCAAACTCGGTTAAAAAATGTGGGGTATTTTCCTCATCGGGCATCCAATAGTTACCAACTCTTTTCATCATATCTCCTAAAACTTAAAATCAAATCGTTCTATATCTTTGGCGTAATACTTTTCGATAAAACGCTTACTATTGTCGTTATATTCATCTCGGTATGGCTTCAGCTTACGGGATCGGTTAGCCGTTGTCATATTAGTAAGATTATATTCATTATTCGTAATCATATTTAGGTAATCAATAATTCCATCCATTTTATCCATTTGGAATATTTGCTTAATATGGATATTACCATCTCGGCTACGTAGATTATCACACTGACTTATACGTGTTTCTGAAACTGTTTCGTGTACATTATTTGGATTAATATAGTTGGATTGAACTAACCAATCGGAAAAACTTAGGCGTTTGGCTTCTTCGTATTGTTTCGCATAAAATACGTTTAGACTGCCCCGTGCCGTTAATCGTTGCAAATCTTGTATGAATATCACAATACAATGAATACATACGTTCCCACGGATTTCTCACTACCGTAAAACTATTCTTAAACTTACTAACATCGTATTCATATTCAATCATCGAAACCTTCGAATGTTTATACAATCGATATTTCTCTACGCCTGTTCCTGCCAACATTTCACGGATGCTTGTGCCGCCGCATTTCATCATATGATAAAAAAAGAAATCGTGATGTCGATTAACAATCATTTCCAGTAATCCTGTTTTTTAGCGGCAACAATATCATTCTTATGTGATTTACCATTTTGCTTACGCTTACCTTTTAGATGGTCAACATAGTCACCGATAATACTATTCACAAATGGATGTCCTTTTACATTGTCTGGATTCAAATCGAAGTTGACAATCTTTTCTTCTGCTTCCATTTCATTACGGACAAGATCAAATGCATGACAATCCGTCCACTGACGAACATCAAAAATAGCATCGGACGTATACAATAACTCAAACCTATTCATAAACTCACGAAAGTATGGATGGTTCATATCGTATCCAAGGAATCCACATTCCGAATATGTAATACGTCCAAGATATGAACAGAAGTAATCCGTTGGTAATAGTTTTTTCATTGCGGATTCATTAACAGGCGCAAATGTAACGGTATCGGCATCGAACCAAAACATAACATCGCCATCGACCACTGTGGCTGCGTGTGTCTGTGCAAATACCTTATGACAAAATCTTACAGCATTCCATAAGTAACTTTCGCTTTGTTCCCATTTCGGCTTGATAATACCTTTGCGTTCAACGCCGCCTTCAATCTTATGCGTGTTAGGCATACCATTAGCAACTGGATCGTTTTGGTGACGGTGCTTGAAATCAATTATTTTATCATACGCCATTAAGTCGTGATACACAACGTTATCATAATCGATGGTTGGTCGTGTGCCTTCGTAATATGCGTGAATAGTTACATCACCTTTCCAGTTTGCGGCAAATGTTTCAATCATTCGTTTGCCATATACATTATATCCATCGTCGTTAAATGTTGTTACAATATTATATTTCATTTTTCATTCTTTCCCAAGGTAATCCCTGTTTCATTTCTTCCATTGTCCACTGCATATACGATACCTTTTGAAATAATGCTAATCTATCGGTATCCGACATACTCGGATTTTCTATATTATTCAAATCGGTGTTTCCTAACTCCCAACTGAATGATCGTTCATTCGTTACAAATACAGGATATCCCAACTGTATTATTTTTAAGTCAACCGTCGATATTATAGCCACACCAGCCCAACAGTTTTGAAGGTCTTCTTCTAATGTATTCTTCCTTGATATGGTCACACCAGTTAATGTGTCTAAAAATACATTCATTTCAAGGTCGTCTGGTTTTGGTCTGACTACTATATCACGGTCAGTAACTGATTTTATTTTTGATATTGTTTTGTTTATCCATTGATATTTATCAAAATCCAAAGCCGAAAAAGCATTTGCTCGTTGTAGACATAATAGTATATGATTGCCATTTTTACGCCAAGGTTTCATATTCAAATGAAGTCGGCTACCATCAATATTGCCCAACGCAAAGTTTCCTAGATTGGGTAAATGACTGGATAACGATACTCGATAATGGTCTTCACCTATTAATGGCGATTCGATAATGATTACGTTTTTATGCTTTTCTTGAACTCGCAATCTTTCGGATTTCAATGTATTGGCAATAAATCCATCACGATTACCCGTAGGCATTGCCCCTAGAATAATCGCACATGCATTGGGGTCGCCGTCGCCTACGTCATCACATACAGTGAAATCATCACCGCATTTAATGATACCTTGTTTAAAAGATTCTACGATTTCTTGCTTTCGTTTTTTTATTCCAATAGTTTTGCGATAAAACACGGCTTTATTCATATGATATTTATTTGAAATAAATACCTTTATGAAAATAGCAGTATTCCCTGAACACTCAAGTATGGCTGGGCGACCAGTATTTGACGCATTTATTAAGTCGCTAAAAGGCGAAGATGTCGTTCATAACAATATGGATGCGGACGTTGCTGTTATATGGTCGCAACTATGGAACGGCAGAATGAAACCAAATGAACAGATTTGGAAACATTATCGTTCACAGAAAAAGCCGGTTATTGTATTGGAAGTCGGGTGCTTGAAACGTAATGAAACGTGGAAGGTCGGGATTAATGGCATTAATGCCGATGCTATTTGGGCTACGGCTAATGGACCAACACGCCTTGGACTTGAAGCCAAACCTTGGTCAACTGGCGACAATATTATTATTTGTGGTCAGCACGGGTTTAGTGAACAATGGAAAGGTATGCCGCCTATGGACGAATGGATGATTAGTATATGTCGCAAGGTTCGTGCACATACTGACCGCAAGATTATACTACGACCCCATCCACGTTTTCACGTATCACCACATTATATAAAAGAGTTTAACGATGTTATTATTGATAAACCGAAACATTTAAAAGGATCGTATGATGACTTTGATTTTGAAGATACTTTGGGCAATGCTCACTGTGTCATTTGCCATAGTAGTGGTCCTGCTGTGGTTAGTGTTCTTAATGGTGTTCCCGCTTTTGTCTCACATCATAATATGGCTTATCCTGTCGCTATGGATATTACTGAGTTGGAACACATAGAGACACCGTTATTGTTTCCACGTGATAAGTGGATAAATAAGATTAGTTACACTGAGTGGACAATAGACGAGATTGCTGCTGGTGAACCTTGGAATCGATTAAAGGAAAAACTATGCACGGATTAGACCCTGTTATGATATTATCAATGCTTGCTGGCGTAGCTGCTATCGGATTGGCTGCACTTGGCGCATTGGCTTGGTTTGGATATTATATTTGGAAAAAGAATATCAAACGTTAATCGCTAACTTCGTTCCATTCCCATAGACATTCTGCGTCATTGCTAACGTTCACGTTAATATTACACACGTCTATCGGCGGGAAGTGTACCCTGCACACGGTATGTATATACTCTGGATTATCATGGTGGTGTGAATAGCTGAACGCCTGATATCCCATACTATGCTTGCAGTTATCACACGATTTTTCTTGTGAAAGTAGAAACCAAAATTCGTCTTTATCCATCGATATGTCGCCAATATTTATAGTTATTCATAACACATCGAAACTCACTGGCATCGGAAGGCAGTTCGCCTTCCGCAGAAAATGGTATTAAGCATTTTGTTTTATTACGTAGTTCAAGTGTGTCACTATTCGGTTCGTGATACTTACAGGTTTTGCAACTTTTTTTTGAGATATCATATTTGATACTTATCCAGAACTCTTCTTTGGCTTTTTCTTCATCAGTCATTCTTCCCATTCCCAATAATCTGCTTGCAGTTGCCGCAATGTCTTTTGACTGGTTCACGCAAACTATTCCAAAAGTCATCTTTATCCTTATGTAAGGATTTTCTTACCTGTTCCAAAATCTTTGCCTTCGTTAATAATAGCGTGGGAGAACGCTTCCTTGGAATCGCCTAGCACCTTATATGCACTTACCTTCGTGCCGTTAAGTCGATACATCGGTTTTCCATTTTTGTCAAAAGATGCAGGACCATCTTCACGATGTAGCATACCGTTACGATAATACTTTTCAACACCATTTTTGATAGTGGCTGGACCGTCTTCTCGGTGCGTTTTCCACGATGCCCAACTCCAGTTGCCGCCGACTAGAGCAGTATATCGAACATCGTTACCACCCTCTTTTACGGTAACCTTTTTGTTACCATCTTCTGATGTATATGTTGCTTCGGTTAACGTGTAACCTTTTTCAATCTTGTAATCCATTTTTATCCCTTACTATAATATAAACGTTCCCCAGTTCTGTGGGCTGATATCGGTATACACCAGATGGTGAAAGACGTTTAATGATGTGAATAATATCTACTACCACAACTTCCCATATTCTACAAAAATTCGGTTTATCTTTTTCCACAGCCTGTATTTCATCGGGCTTATCGATCCATAAAGTTTCACCGATGCGTGGAATAACCGAATGGAAATATTGACCAAGATCAATATCTTCGTTATCTTCGTATTCTAACTGTATTCTTACTTCGTTCATAATCCCATTAATCCCGCCATCATGATATGTTTACCCAGCGTTTCTTTTGCTTCTTCAAATCGTTTATATAAATGCGGCTGACGTTTCTTAAACCGCAATGACGCCGATGAATATTCAATCCACGTCCGTTGAACATTTTCAAAAAGTATCTTCAAGTCTTTACGGGTATTGATATCGTGAACGTGTTCAATCGTTTCCCGTACTTCATAGAAGTATCGCTGCCACTCCCCATAATCAACTATTCCGGGACCAGCGGCGACTGTTGACGACGATTTTGGAAATGCTGCTTTTAACTCGGTGCGAACTGCTTTTGCGTCGTCTTTGGTGAAATATGCCATTTGTATAAACTCCTGTTTGAATCAACTTACAAATACAATATACCCCATCAGTCAGGATATGTCAACTGTTATTCCATTCCCAATGCCGTGGTTGAATATCATTACCATAATCATCCGAACAATCACTGTATATGCTATCGGCATAATATTTACTATCGTTTCCGTTGGATTCACAACCTTCATTGGAATGAAGACAGTTGTTACATACACGGGTTTTCAATGCGGGTAGCGATAGACTGTCCCAAAACTGTTGTTTATCAATCATCTTCGGCATCGGCGGTTACGGCAAATCCTTCACGATCAGTATCGGCTTCGGTGCGTGTGCCAAATGTCGTGTCTACTGACGCAATAAAAATACCATCTTCTAATGATACGTCATACAGTGTATAGTGACATTCCGCTTCGTTTATCAGGACTATCCGTGCTATCAGTTCCGGTAAATGGACCGAACACCGTATCAACGACCACGACCAAACACACAATACCCACAATCATCATCATTCGATTAAGCGTCTGGGCTAACTTCTCTACTTCACTCATCATTTTTCTCCTTTTGTTATGATGCATAGTAGCACATCCAAAGGACTCCTTTTGTTATGATGCATAGTAGCACATCCAAAGGATATGTCAATAGGTTTTTTGAATCTCTACATCTTCCATCCCTGCGCTGCGCAGTCGGGTAATATGACCAAGCATAAAGTTCTTTGATTCCAATGCTTTCATAATACTAAGGAACTTATTTCTGATAAGGGCAACCTCGTTGATTACCATATCCATTTCAGTTACATCATCCTCGCCATCAACATATTTTTCAATCTCTCGGGATGATAATGCTTTTTGGTATCGTTCATATTTGATGTATTCACCCTTGCGGATTTTTCTCATTTCGATATTAAGAAGGTTTAGCACAGCCTCAACTTCTTGAAGCTGGCTAAATCTTACTTCGGTAATAGCTGGAAGTTGGGCTAGATTCTTTTCCAAGTTACCAGATGTGTCAATGTCTTCCCTTGCTTCAAGGAGTTCTTTTTCACAATATCTGATAAAACCGGGGATTTCCCCGAGGTCTTTTGTAATACGTCCATACCAACTCATATTCTATTCCCAATCTTCGTCTTCGGTTTCGTCTTCATCTTCGGGGAAATGGTCTAACACAGCGTCCTTCATATGTGAATCCAATGCTTTTAATACCATTGCAGTTTCTTCATCCAATCCGGAATCAATCAAGTTTGTAACAACGTGGTCCGCTGCGACTTGACGATCCTTGGCTGGAACATATTCTTTAACTGTTTCCCAAAAGATTTCTAGTAGTTCTGTATCCATTTGTTATCCTCGTTTCGTGTATTTATTCAACTTCTTCTACGACGACTTCTTCTGGTTCGATTTCTTCAACCACCGGCTCTGGATTATCAAGTGTATCCATATACTCGTTCATAACGATTTGAAGTTTATCGTTAGACCAGTTTTTACGGAACTCAATGATTTCTTCACCAGCTTTGGTTTCATATTTAAGGCGATTTCCTTGCTTAACAAGAATACCCTTTTCCTCAAACATATCCAACATACCCGAATACGGGTCCATGCCTGTTTCGTATGGGATTTGAAGTTCTGCATCCTCAAAAGGTTTGTTGTATCGTGTTTTCATAATCTTACACTTAGCACGAATACCGTGAACCTTTGAAGTCTTTACGCCATCAGCATCAGTTTTCAACTTCAGCTTTTTCATAGCGATAACAATAGATGCCGCATAGATTGGACCTGAACCGCCACTGATTTTATCATCTGGATCAAACATATCCTGTGATGCATATGTGTGGTTTGTAGCCACTAGACCGACATTGTAGTTACCGAACATATTAACACAGTTCATAACCAATGACTTTAATGCACGTGGTTTGTGTCCAAAGTCACCTTTCATATTACCAGCAGTAAACTGGTCAATCTGAATGTCAGTAAGCAATGCACCTAAAGAATCAATAACAAATAGAATCTTCGGACGTTCTGCTTCATCCATTTCTTTATAATCTTTCATAAACGATGCGATAGTTTTTGCTACATCGTCTACTTTACTCATTGACAAACGTAGTAGTTTATCTTCACTTGTATCTACGTTTAGTGCGTGTAGCCAAGATTCATCAAGTGCGTTTTCGCTGTCAATAAGGACAACATAGATGCCTTGATCTTGTGCATTTTTTACTACGTTACCCGATGCGATAAATGATTTACCAGAATTATGACTGGAAATGCCATCTCCCCAATATCGATGATTAGCATGATTGACCTCAAAATCAAAACATTCAGCATCATCAATTGTGGATACTAAGATAATTTTCTCGGGGCCTGAAGTAGTCAAAATCACATCACCATAGCTTAATTCAGACGCAAGTAACCATTTACCGCTTTCAAGCTGAACTAAATGGTTTTCAGCACACTCAGTCTGATGATTTTCAGTTCCAATTTTAACCATCCCCATAACGCCCTTATCAAACCAGCTGACTATTGATTGATAACCGTCCGGTGTATCAATCTCAATATCATAACTATTTGACTTATACAGCTGTTCTAATTCTTCAACTGATACTGTTTTTTCAGTAAACATATTATTCTCCTATTTCAGTTACGCATTTTTTAATAATTATATCAGGGGTTGATCGGTATTCTGATTCCCAAATAATAACTAATTTTTTTACTAGTTCGCAATCTCGTATTCTATTTTCCCGGATAAAATCCGAGTCCCATTTCTCTTTGGACGTATACCCGAATGACTTCATATCTGCTTCATACATTAATGGATTACGATGAAAGTAATCACCATGAAATTCAATAACCGTCCCTGAATCTTTATGAAAGAAATCAACACGCAAGCCATCAATTAAATATTCATAATTTCTCGTTTCATAATACATATTTCCCTGAACATACTTCGTTATAGCATCAAATAAATGCTGGGAAATCTTTGAAAACCGTTGCGTTGGTTTACTTTTCATTTTTTCACAATAATCATTGTATTTATTTAAAGCTTCCTCATATGATAAACCACGGGCCATGCCCCCTTTTATACTATGTGATTTTTTTAAATTAAAGAGAGCGTTATCTTCTTTTGATTTATTTGAAAGAGTTTGTTGCCATTGTTTAATTCTAGCTTCGTATTTTACACGCCCTATATCTTCGCCATATTTCTTTGTATAATATATCAATCCGTTGGTTGTTTGAATATTTGAAACCTCTGCTTTAGCTTCAAGCTCAGTATAACCTTGTTTTAGCCAAAAAGCTACTGACCTACATGTATATTCACTAGTTCCTTTTGTTTTCTCAACTGACAACATATTTCGGGCTTTCTGTATTTTAATTACTTCCTGCTTGGCGGCTTCTTCAGTATATCCAAGATTAATCCAGTATTCTGAGCAATTTTTAAACCCTGCTTTCTTCCGGGTTGTTTGCGTTTTATATATTTCTTTAAAATTAGCTTTGCCATAACGCAAGACTTGCGTATATATTGAAGTGCCTGAAATCCCTTTGAGCCGCCTATATCTCCCTTTATAATTATTCAAATCATATAACACAAAACATGCAATAGTGGCTAACATATTTTCTACTTTTTTCGGGGTTCCATAATGATCAAAGAAATCATTCAGTCGTTCATAATGACATGAAGTTAAAACCTTACTTAATAAAATATCCCTTACGTGCTTTCTTTTTAAAAATCGCTCTGTTTGTTTGGTTATCATTATACCAGTCTCCTTTTATAGTATTTAGCATAGAAGACTGGTAAGATACATTTATTTCGGCTTATATCTGATTTTTATTGATGCGGTTTTAGGCAAGCACCCAGATTCACCGGCAAGAATGGTTACTTTACCAAGCGGGATACCTTTATTGAAATCACCACTAATACGATAGTTTAGTAGATAGTTTCCTGTTGAAATCCAATCGGTAGGATCGTGGAAACCAAAGCTGATTCCCTCAATAGATTTAGTTAAGTCTTTTCGAAATTTGCTCACATCGAAGGGACGGGGCATTATTATTCTCCTAAAAAAGATGTGATGCTATCCCTGCATTCGCATCACTATTGGACTCTGTAACGCTATATCTAATAGCGAAAAGATATATCGGCGGGGTCCAAAAAGATTACTTAAACGTCACAGCCACGTGGGGGTTTAAGCTTCCTGTTGTTTACGTGAACGAATTTTTGATAGAATGTCCGCCGCACGATCAGATGAGTCGCCTTTAGATTCAGCTACTGGAGCTTCTTTCTTTGGTTCTTCAACGTCGAACGGTGGCTTTTCGTCATCATTCGTAGTTTTTGTTGGAGTTGATGTTGTCGTTGATGATGTTGTATCATCACGTGTCGCACCTTCTGGTTTGTCTACTCCCCAAGGACGGTAATATGCCGCCCACTTTTCTGGGTCATATTTTTCACCGTCAACTGACGCTTCAAACATTTCCATAATAACCTTCAAATCAACATCAGAAGGTTTGCGTGGTAGGAAGTCACTTAGTGTACTCAAACCGTATTCTTCAATAGCCGCAAGTTGCTCTGCTGTTAATGCAGATTCCTTACGTGCCCACGAAGATTGATCGTAAGAAGCCCATTTACCATCCTGTGTTTTGCGGATGTTAAAATCAAGACCTGCTTCATAATCATCTGGCCACGCATCCAAGTCGTCTAAAAGAATAGAACGTGCTTTTTTGTGTAAGCCGGGGTTCATTACAAACCTACGGATTGGGTTTTCTGGGGTATTATCTTCCATCGCATTGTTGTTGCGATCAACAAATCCCGGATGCTCAAGTACAAATCCCTGATAGATATAAGAACGCTTCTTCCAGTATTTATTAGCTTGCGCTTCCATTGCTGGGTCTTTATACCAAGGCTTGATTTCAGCCTGAACCGGGCAGCTAGACCCATCGTTATACATCTCCACGCAAGGAACTTGTAGTTTTACAAACTCTTTGGTTGGATCGCCCACAACGCCTGAAAACTCAAGATTGATCATAAGACGCTCAACGTGAAAACCTTCAACGTTAGCTTCGTCGCCGTCTGGGCAAAATCTTACTTTTGCTGTGGTATCTACTGGGATTTGCCAAAATGGATAACTTGCGTTATCGTTCACAAAGGTTGATTTACCTTCGTTTGCTGCTTCTTTTTTTAGTTGGTCGCGGATGTCCGCTAATGATTTACGTGCCATGTTTATGCTCCTATGCCTTTATGCCGTATATGCCTTGGCTACTATGTGTAGCCTATTGTAGTCTATGCCTTGATCACTTTGTGCGATCTATCGTTGCAATGCTTATTCAATATAACCATTATAACGCATTGTATTTATCAAATACTATATAAAAATAAAAAAAGTTTGGGTATTATTACTTACTGGTTACTGGTTTTTTCAACCATCCGTAACCATCGATCTTCGGTGGGGGTAGTTCCGTTACAGTATGCTGTTCGACTTCCGACATTTTTTGACGCATTTCTTCAGCTGCTACTTTACGTGCATTCAATGAACGGGGGGTTGTATCCGTGAATGATGCTGGTAGTTGTCCATTAACCGTTGGTTCACCGATCCCAGCCAGTTTTCTCATATAATCCAAATCATTCATTTATTTTAATCCTGCAATCTTTTTCATATATTCCATGTCGTCGTCCGCTTCGTCACTTTCGTTAAAGCGTTCAGGTTTATCGTGGGCGAAATAGTCTTCGTCACTCATAAAGAAATCACTATCTGGGTCATAGTATTTTCCTGCTTGCTTGTCATAATAAACAAACTTGCCTGACTTCAATCGGAATGGACCTTCAAGACCTTCTGCGTCACGATTTTTATAGCGTTCTTTCTCGTGGTCAGTAAGTTCTGGGAATACAGTATAGCCTTCTTCGACATCCATATCTTCATCACCTGTTTCTACGTCAGCTTCTGGATCATTTTCCCAAGCCTGAACCATATCAGAAAGATTTGTTCCAGCGTCCATCATGACATCGATAGCTTTGTCTCGTGCTTCTTCATCTGCACTCATTACATAATCTTCTAGTGCATCAAACTCATTGTCACGTAGTAGCTCACCCGTGTGCATGATAAAATCATAATGTGCGTGTGTGTTACCAATATCGTAACCGAACTGCATTAGTTCGTCGGCAGCATTTTCGGTTTCTGATGAAATATCATCGTCGTTGCCGCCCAGTTCGTCAACCCAGTTTTCAAATACACCAAGTTCACTTTCCGTTACAGTAGGTTGATTGTATCCAACCGAACCATTATTCCATAGCATAAACATATGCTTCGCCATGCCTTCGTCAACACGGTTTTCAAGGTCCAATGCTTCATTGAACTCATCCGTGCGTGATAATACGTTTTCATTAAAGAACTCAAGGACGGTCTTTTGTGTTTCTTTTACTGCTGTTTTTTTAGCATCCTCTGATTCAAACTGCATCATTTGCATTTCTTCAATCATTTCGGATACCTGTGCACGTAGGCTTTCGTCAATATCTGGATTACCGTCTAGTGTTAGGCTTTCCATACGCAATACGTTTTGCGCTCTTTCTTCGATTTTCTTTTCGTTTTCAGCAACATCCATTTCTTGTTTTTCTGCGATTGCACGATTAAGATATGGAAGAACATCATCAAACTCTTCATTGTATATTTTCTTTGTAAGTGTGTCACGAAGACTTTCGAATGTGTCTTCTTCGTCTAGCTGTGAACTTACTGCAAAACTTTCGGCGAATGTTGAATACCCTTTTTGCTTCTGGAGAGATTCTAGTGTATTCTTTACTTTTTTGTAACGGCATTTAGATGCTTCAAGAACTTCGGCTGCGCCTTCCATCATATTTGATGTGTCACGAGCTTTGCGATTAAACTTACTAAGCGCCTTCATTTCGTCGTGCATTTCAACGATTGCTTCCGCAATATCATCATTGATTGCTCCTTCATTTGCTACATGTCGTGCCATTGCACGGGCGGTAGGCATATGATTACGAGGCACCAAGAAACGTTCACCAGCAGCATTCTCAATATAAATGCTTTTGATATTTCTTGAACGTGAACCTTGAACTTCTTCATCAATCGGTCTATTATGACGAACGATTAATCGTGTATTTGCTTGTTCTGTATAAGAACTGCGTCTTGAACCGTACATTTTACTCTCCATTCTTGCATCTTTATGATCATAGGTGCTGTTGTTACGTTTTAAATCAAAATCGTTCTTATCAAATCGAGCCTTGGTGTATGGCTCAACAGTCCAGTTCATCATTCTTGTATTAGCAAAGTCGCGCATTTCGTCTACAAAGCTATAGAATTTTTTACGTTCATCGCCTCGCATACCATCAGTAATATTATCACTATATAGCATTTCAAGAACTTCTGGATCAAACATATTAAATGTGATGATTTTGGTATTAGTGGTTGTTCCGTAGTTTACTTCAAAGATTACAGCTTCATCGATAGTATCAGTAACATTACCTTCACTATCCATCATATGTAGGTCTGCAAACTTACTCAGCTTATAATAAAGTTCGTCGGCGATTGTTTCTCTGTTTTTCATAGCGCACCTTTTCTATTAATGGTATTTATCACTGACAGATTATTAAGTCAGCTTATCTCCAGCCACTCATTCCAGATATAGATGAGAAAAACGGCAATGGTGCCACCATTTGCTCATTATGGTCCCGCATATGCTTTTCTAACGTGGGATTATAGTCTTTTAATACCGTTGCCATACGCACTACAAGCAATGAAGCCATTACCAAGTCGTCGTTTTCACCTTCCTTTGATGAATATGACCGTCCCTTTGCAACAAACGTTTTCATTTCAGATATAAGTGGTTTGCTATAAACAATCATTCGTTCTGATTCAATCATTACTTTAAACTTAGCGCAAGCCGCAATCTTAGAGTTCTCAGTCGTGTTAAATCCTTTGCGGAACTTCCTAACATTACCAAGTTTCTTCGGTTCTGACAGGAATATACCATCGATATTTTCCTCACCAAGTTCGGCAATATTGATTAATGCAGCTTCTCCGATTGAGTTATTTTCAACAGAATAATATACATCATTTTTTGTCCCTGTAACATCGGTTAGGTGGGCACAAATAGATTTCATTACTCTCACTTGTGTTGGAATATCGGACTTATTATGCATCCATTCACCGCATTGAATCATTTCAGGTAGTTCATATATTTGGATGGCTGCGTTGTCGCCGCCTGTTCCCATAGCGGGGTCCAATCCAACAAGATATACATGACCTTTTGATGGTTCTTTATACCATCGCACCTGACCATCCACTCTTACTGGCGTAACACCTTCCATATCAACTAGCTTCAACCCGCTAATCAAAGTTTCTTCGTGAATAATAAACTCACAGTTTGATGCCAATACTGTATTAGCATAATATCGGTGGCCATCTTCGACTTCTACCAAATCAAACACAGCCCGAACACCAATATATTCTCGTGCAATAAGTGCAAGATGTCCCTCTGAACTTAATACCACATCTCCTATATCAAAATCCTTTGCCTCTTTATAGTCAATCAAGTTTTGATATAATTTATGATCTTCTGTGCATTCCAATATTACACCTTGTTCAAAAGTCAGCTTCCATACTGCCTTATCTCCCATAAAAGATACTCCGGAAAAATCCTTATAGCCATCCGGCGTCAATACTTTATAGTTTTTTATGTTTGGAGCTAAATCACCCATTTTTCAAAATCATCCTTCGTTTTTAGTATTTGATAATTGGTTTTAGTCGTGAAGAGCCATACCTCATACGAATATCCTTG